GCTTTCGTCCGGGTGCTGGCACGCCAGTCTGCACGCCACCAAGCTTCTTCAACTTGTAGAGCGCGGTGAGGTAATCCATGAGAATCAACTTTTGCCGGGTACCTGCGCCCTCCTTCACCAAGAGCATCAGGCTCAGCTCACCGCTGACGTCGTGACTCGGGTCCAGATCAATGTCAGCCTGGAGTGCATCGGTGAAGTCGACCTCCACCTTCACGAACATGTCACTGACCTTATTGATATCCACCTTGACGGTGTTCTCATAGAAAATATCAACATCAGGGTAATCGCCAGGCCATACCGTGCTGATCGTTGAGACTAGAGCGTCTCGAGCTTGAACGTAGGTTGTCATCAGGCAAGGCCCCTTAGTAGTGCCAGCTTGCCGGCATCGATAGTTTTGAATCGGTTTGCAACATAGCTTGCCCCGCGGCGAGCGATATGAGCCGCGCCCTCGTTTACCGGTCTGAAATTGATCTCGCCGTTTTCAATCTTCCAGGCGTACGGCTCAATCACACCGTACCCACCCTCATCGCGATCAGGGTGAAATGCCGAGTTCGACAGGTAGATCGATTGACCGAGACGGAAGCCGTCCCACGACGCATGCCCCTTGGCGTAGTTGATGGCAGGCATGTCTCCTCGCTTGTACGGTGCAACCTCGGCAAGGCCCTCACTGTTGCGATAGCCGTGGTGATCCGGAGAGACAGCGTTCATGTCAAAACTGTCGTCAACTCGATCAAAGCCCACCTTCCAGTTGGCGGCGTAATCGCCTGAGTATTGCGGCGAGATGTACAGCATGTGGTTGAAGGCAATCTTGGCCATGCCGATTGCAGCATCACCAGCCGCATCCTTCACTGCGTTAATCCATGCCGACACATCCGCCTTGAACGACATCAGGTTCTCCGCATGTGCAGACTCAGGGTCTCACCTTCGTCTTGAACAGATAGGATTCGCCAGTCACCATCGGATAGGTTGAGCGTGTCGGACGCCTTAGCGCCAGGTGCCGCTGACTTCAGGAGTACCACCTGAATATCCCCACGCTGATAGCTCTCGTCAGCCTTCGTCAGGTAATTGAAATGCTCTTGCCACTTCACGCGAAGAATTTTCACCTGCGTCACGACACTGCTGTAACTGTCGGTGGTCGGCACGTAGGTTTTCGAGGTGTAGTTGATCGTCTCGAACACCGGTCCAGCCAGCACATTGGCCATCACGATCCGCAAGCCCGACGTCGATAGGTAGGACTCCTTGACCAGATACCAGTCGGTACCGAGTTTGATCAGGGATTCGGCAGGTGCCGATTCGCTACCGGCCAGGAATAGTTGATACTGCGGCGGGTACTTGCTCGAGTCCGCGGCCTCCGGGAGGTAACGGCTGAACGACAGGGCTGTGTGGGCGGTGACCGGCGCATCGTTGCGCAGAGCGCCGGCAATGGACCGTAGCTCGGCCAGACCATCGGTGCCTTGGATAACCACGGTCTTGCGAATGACGGAGCCCTTCCAATAGTCGGGGGCCGGGGTGCTGGTCAAATAGACCTGCCCATCAATCGAGACACATCCACGAGGCGGTACTTGGATGCTCGGCGCGATGGAGATGGTCCTTTTGCGAACTGAAACTCCATCTATTTTTGAGAAACTCATTGGATCAAACTGTGCCATGAATTTGATTGACGGGTTGTAAGCGTCAACGACAGGCATGGTGTTGAACTTGTTGGCAACTTGAGTTAAACGCATATTTTTACCGCCTCTAAAAGCTCCAACATTTCAATGTAATCATCAGCACTGACAGCCTCCTTACGGAAACCCCTCACACCACTATCAATGATGGTCATGTTCTCTTTAACAATATCTTCGAGGGCACGTGCGTCATGCCCTGAATCAAATATATACAAGTCTTTGAGATCATATTTGTACCCAGCCCTTTCGATGGCCAACCTATGGTACGACATACGCGTATCAATATCCTTCGTTGTGCCGAAACCTATATACCCTCCAACACTTTCATCCACATAGAAATGAATAGTGTAGAAATACGCAGGTTTGTCAGGGTTGAAGCCGTGCTGAGCGCATGATGGGCAACCCTTACCTCTCAACAGGTTATCCGGTATAGCCACCCATGTGTGACCGTTGCTGCATTTAAATTTAGCCTTCACACCTGCATTTTTAAAATCCCCGACAATTTCGTAACCTCTATCTGAAAGCCTCCCATTGACTTCATCGCGTGTTAACGGTCTATTCGGGCGGCAGTGCGGGCATCCATGCCCGTTCAAAACAGTGCTGACCCTACTTGTCCATCGATGGCAGTTAGAACACTCGAACTCTGAACGTGAACTTGACCTTGGGTTTATACCGAGCATTCGAATTCCGCGAGGAGCAAGTCGAACTTCAATCTCACTCATTGTTAGTTTGGCAGTTCCTGCACAATGAGGGCAACCTGTACCTTTTGTCTTGAGAACATTGCCCAGGTCAGCCAACCACTCATGCCCATTGGGGCAGCGCAGTTTTGTTGGTGAAGACGCAGTTTTAAAATCACCAACCAAAGCGAAACCTTTCGCAGCGAGGCGCTCAATGACATCTTCACGGCTCACGCGTTTGCCCACGACTTAGGTGCCCGTGATTGGGTCTGACGACGGCGACGACGTTGCGAAGTATGGCCGGCGAACGGTCGTACCTGTGCCCGTGTTCAAGGCCGTCAAGGCTTGCTTCAGTTTGTTCCTGGAACGGTCGTAGTCACGACCAACGGAAACGATCACCTCTTTGTAAGGGTTGTCGAAGCGCGTCATTCCAGCCTTGCTGTCGGTCTCCTGCTTGATCGCGAAGAGAGGTAGGCTGCCACACAACTGCTTGGCCAGTGAGAACGTGGCGAAGATTTTCACCGTGCGAATCAGTCGCTCCTCATCAGAACTCGGTGTCGTCACTAGTTGCGCTGCGCTGTATAGCGCAGGCACATCAACGCTCTCGTCGACGCTCTCGATATCCGAGATCAACAGGTTCTCATGGATAGGGAGCAGGATCGTCGCATCACTCAGGTCATCAACAGTGACACCGAGAATGGCCCTGACATCTTCGGGGCTTGTGTAATCAGCGATCATTTGACTTCAATCAGGTGACCGATGTCGATCTGGGCGCGAAGCCACGGGTGGTCTTCAACAAGCTGAGCGGTCTCCGCGGTCTGAGCCTTGATGACGACATCCTTCACGAGGTCGACAATCCTCGGGAACGTGCTGTAAACCTTGATCATTTTCGGTTTGTCGGATTGTTTCTGCGCTTGCACGGTGACAGCCATGAGAATGCTCCAGTTGAAATTTTCCCAAATTCTACGGTTAGAGGTTGATGGAGGATAGGTGGTGGCAATATAGTTCAATCTTGCCATTAAGCAAACATGTGTGTACTATCGAGTCACCTCAACAACAACAACAAACTAAAACAAAATGAAACAAGACGAAAAGACTTTTACCTTCCGCATCCCATGCGATCTGCTCGATAACTTGCACAAATACGCCGATGAGAACGATATGTCTGTGGCCCAGGTCGTGCGTAAAGTGGTCAGGGATTTCGTAGCTTCAACACTGGATGTCAAGTGATGGCACGAGTAGGTGCGCTCGGGGCTGGGGTGTATGCGATCTATTGTCACGATAACGGGAAGATCTACATCGGTTCTTCAGTGAGAATAAACTTAAGGTTCAATCATCACAGGTGTTATCTTCGCGCTAATAAGCACGGCAATCGTCACTTGCAGAATGCATGGAATCTCTATGGCGAGGGCGCATTCACAATGAGCATTATTCAACTGTGTGAAACTGAAGATCGCCTGTTGTTCGAACAATACTACCTGGACATTTGGGCAGATTCAGGTCGTCTATTTAACCGAAGATTGGACGCCAAGTCTCCAACAGGCGTCAAATGGACAACTGAAGAAAGGTTGGCAAAAAGCGTAGCCATGAAAACTAACCCTAGTTTCAAAGGCAGGTCTCACTCAGCATCGTCCAAGGCATTGCTAAGTGAAAAAGCCAAGGTTAGATTCTCCAATCCGGAAAACAATCCATTCTACGGTAAGCATCACTCAGAAGAAACAAGGGCCAAGATATCGGAGGCCAACTCCGGGCACAAACACAACGTTGGTCGCGCATGTAGTGATAGATGCAAGGCGGCGGTTGCTGAATCCAACAGGCGTAGAGCTGGAGAAAAGCGAAACATATCCAAGTGAAACGAATAAAACCCCGCCTAGGCGGGGTTTCACATAGACGCTATTCTTAGATATATGTCAAAACTTCGTATGCATCGGAGAACAGCCTTCGAACAATCTGACCATAGTCGAAACGCATCGCGCTACCACGACGAAGTACAAAATCTTCTTGCGCTTGGTAGGTTGCGTTCGTCGAAGTCACGCGGTGGATTGCGTAGCGAGCATCGATGCCAAGGATGGTGCCAGCCGGCCAACCCACGGATGGGTCAACGATGAAGATCGGCAGGTTGCCAGCCCAGGTCGGGTTCGACACGGAGACCGTGGTATCGATGCGGGTGCTGCCCGGGTTGTCAGTCTGAACAGTCGGCTTGCCGGCACGACCTTCGATGGCCATGGCACCAGCGATGTCGGTGATCAGGTGGGTGATCCGACGCTTGGTGCTGTTCTTGTACAGCCACAGCATCCAGGCCTTCTGGGTGATGGTACCGGACACAGAGGCGGTGTCGAGAGACACAGCGGTGGTCACCTTGCCGAGGGCGCTCAGCGAGTCCATACCGACGTCCACGTCACCGTTCAACAGGTTCAGCAGGTTGGTGTTGGCACGCTCATTGCGCTCAACAGCGACCTGCCGGGCGATGGCCAGCGAGATCAGGTTGAGGTTGACGTACTTGGTAGCCTGTTCAGACCATTCGATGCCCAAAGACCACGTCGGGATGCGAACTTGCTTTTCGCTGGTGGTAACCGACATCATCGTTGCCGGCTTGGCCAACTGAGACGTGACTTGCGAGCGACCGGCTTCCGGACCAGCAAAGTTGATTTCAGGCCACAGGAGCCATTCATCAGTGATGGTGTCGTCTTGAGCGATCAGGGCGTCGAACGCGTTTGCATTCATGTCCAGATCGGACAGGAGCTTGTCTTCGACCAGGGCACCGATGGCAGGCATCAGGAGGACGCGACCTTGGTTGCTCGGGTTGCGAACGATGGCGCCGGCTTCGAGCAACGGGCGACCGTTCAGGACGGCATCCAGGGTCGAGGACTTCAGGCCGTAATGCTTGTTCGGCGTGAGGACGATGCCTTCGGAGGCAGCCATCTGGGAGAACACATCACCGAACTTCTCGGCGTTGGTCGGGTACGTGGCGTTGACGTAGTCGCGCAGCGACTGACCGTTTTCCTTGGCAGCCTGGACCATGCCAAGGTTGGCTTCGATCTCTTGCTTGCTGCCTTTTTCATCAATGAAATATGCCATTCTTATTCTCCTGAATTAGGCGTTGACGCGTTCGATGAGGGCGGTTTGACCGACAGCGGTCGTACCGTCGAGAGACACAACGCGCCATGCGAAGTACATGCCGGTCTGGGTCGTGGCTTTGCACACCTTCGGAAGAGCACTGCCCAGGGTGGTACCCTTGGCAACAGCGGTGCCGGCCACAACGAAATCACCAACGGCGATAACACCGGTGCCCGGGGTAGCTTGCAGGCCATCAAGCGTGACACGCTTGCGACCTTCGGTCTGGACGGAGCCGATCGAGAAACCATCAGCAGTGGCGCCTTCAACCGCAGAGACAAAACCCTCGATCTGGTCACCGGCAGCACACAGGTTGTACTGCGAATCGCCAACAAGTTTCACCGGCTTACCGATTTCCTTGTCGTCGACGTTGTTGGCAGCACCGGAACCAGCACCCAGACGGGCGGTGATGGGCTCGAGACCGACCAATTCCTTCATTTTGAACTTAGCCATGATCGGCCTCCTTACTTAGTGTGACGAGCCGCGTTGACGCGGACCATGTGACGCGCATCAACCTGCGCCGGTTCGGCAGCCGCATCGCCCGTTACTGCAGCAACACCACCAACCTTGAACTTCTCTTTGAACATGACGGACAGGCGGTCATGTTCCTTCAGGACCGCAGCGGCAGACATACCTTCGAACGTCATCGCGGTGCCACCGAGGGCGACCATCAGGTTCGACGTCGAGGCTGCTACCAGGGCAAGCATTGGATCGTGGAGAGCCTTGGTTTCAGCTAGGTTCTCTTCGAGCTTGGCGAGCTTCACGCCGGCTTGGATCAGGGCGTCGTCCTTGGCCGCGAGCTGACCATTCAACAACTGAACAGTTGCCGTCAAAGCGTCAAGATTTGGCACCACTGCACTGTCCGAGGCCGAAGGTTCAACCGGAGCGGTTTCTGCAGCAGGCTCAACGTTCGGAGCAGCGGCGTCGACAGGAGCGGTGACATCAACAACCGTGTCGGTGGATGCATCCACATTCGGTGCAGCAACACCGGCAGCGATAGCTGCGATGTCTTGTTCGGTAAGAGCTTTCTTGGCCATTGAGGCATCTCCTGTGACATTTACATTGCTGGTCGCGGCGAACGCATTACCAGATTTGTTGCGATTTTGATCGAAAGAATTGTCTGATGGAAGGCTGTTCCGAATATCAGATAGCAGTTTGTCGAAACTCGTAAGAGCATCGGCAATGCCGACATCAACAGCTTCCTGTCCGATGAACTCCTTACCCTGCCCCATTGAGGCTCGAACGTAGTCGACCGATTTACCACGCATCTCGGCTACGGAGTCGACAAACACGGAGTCGGCAGCATCAACGATCTTTTGAATTTGAGCCTTACCCTCGTCGGACAACTTCTCGACGCCATTGGCAAGGGCCTTGAATTTTCCGGATCGAACAACCGTGACGCCAATGCCAGCATCGGCCAACATCTTCGATCGCTCCATGTGCGTCGAGATCACACCAATGGAGCCCGATATCGTGGACTTCCCAACATACACATTGGAGGCGGCAGACCCTAGCCAGTAGGCCGCGCTACACATGGCACCGTCGCTATATGCGCTGACGGGCTTTATGCCAGCCACAGCACGAATCAGTTTGGCCGTATCCTCAACACCAGCAACCGAGCCACCACCAGAGTCAATGTCCAGCAGGACGTGTTGCACCGATGCGTCCTGGGCGACAGAGATCAGGGCCTCGCGAATTTCAGGATAACCGGTCATGCCAGTGTATTCATTCCACCAGGAGTCGTCGCTATTGTTCAGGGTGCCCTTGATTGAAATGATAGCGACGCCATCGCTAACTTCAAGCAGGCGTGACTTGCCATCTTCATCGCTTTCGCTTGAATACGTGCCAGCGATCAGCTTGGCTGTCTTCGCTTCATCGGCGTCGAGCGCCGCCTGTAGGCTTTGCTCTGATCCTGCCCAAATGGTGTCTTGAAGTGCCATATCAAACTCCTCTATTTTTTCGAATCTAGCACGCGGCATTTACCCACGATAGGGTCGGAAGCAATACTGAACATAGCCTCTTGTTTTGTCTGGAATCTACGCACCGAAACGAGTTCGAATTTCCACACCCTGTAGTAGCCTCTGAACAACAAGAGGAAGTTTTTCATCGAGAGCTTCTTCGGGGGTATGTATTCAATCGTCGCAAGTCCTCGGTATCCCCAACGCATGGCAACGCCTGCATGAGGGATAACACCGTGGAAGCTCAGCGACCGTCGCGTCCACAGATACTGTTTGCAATGTCCAGATACCCATATCCACAGGGCAACGATGATGCAGTTGAGATAATACTTACTCATCGACACCACCCTCGATCCGCCTGTCAGCATCAATAACAGCCTGGCACGCTGTCAATTGAAGGACTACTTCATCGGCTTCTTCTGCGTAACCGTAAAGTCGTTCAGAAGTCTCGATCGAAAATTCGCCTTCCGCTTCACCATCACATCGGGCGGTGCCGGCGCCAGGTGGCGTGACTCCACTGTCACCGTTGGGTTTGATACTTGGCGGCTGGCGCAACTTGAGAGTGCCGTTGCGAATGTCAGCGACACGACGAGCATTGATAGTTTTTTCATTGAGTAGTTGCTCCTGGTAATCAGTTGAGACCTTGGCAAGGTCTTTAGCATGCTTTGTGTCGTCGTCTCTGACCTGCTTCTGCATGCGGCTCACCTCAGCGAGTGCGGTGCGCAACCGCTCGCTCTCGTTGCTCTGGCAAACAAGGCGCTCGCTCGTGGCGCCTGCGTCATACATCCAATCACCAGCTACAACAATTGACACGACGCATGCGACCACAGCTCCGATGATCAGGTACAACCTCATGATGGCACCACTTGGGTTCCGCGGAACCAGTACCCCAATGCCAGGGTGAGAGCTGGTGCCCACAACGTCGCGTAATCCTTGAAGCTGAGCTCATGCGTGTAGAGCGCCCAGAACGAGGCCACTTGAAGGCTTAAGATCATGAAAATTGTGAGGCCTGCCGCCAAATTGATTGCTTTCATTCGAGACCTTCCAGACAAACTTCAACTTCTTCAGCTCTTCGTGTTACGAGCCCGGGCAACGTCACATAGACGCCCATTATTTTTGCCTTGTTCCAACGCGGAAGCTGGTTGCAGGCAGCCAGGTAATTACCAACGTCGAGATACTTGGACGCAGTGCTGTTACAGGCCACCGGCGATCCCATGTTGAAGACAGCATCACTGAATGCCGCATGGACGTTGACTGGCAGATTTGGGTGACACCGCTCAACGATAAGGACAGCTTTACGCATGTCATCCGTCATGAACTTGTCGCACTCGGCCAGAGAATAGACCTTGTTCTTCACCACATCAGGGCCGGTGTGACCTCTACAAACTGTCAGGATGCCAGGTGGGTCGTAGTATGCAACGCGGCGCAAACCCTCAGCCGGCGCCGCCAAAGCGATGGCAATCGCGGCTACAGCCTTCATGCGATCCGGACTCACCGCTCGATCTCCAGGATCACCCGCTCACCTGCATCCTCACGTGCTTGAACGAGATTGAACAGGCGCTCAATCACCCCATCACACGCGATTAGGCTTCGACCACCGATCACTTTGCCAAGGATCAGAGCGTGATCTTCACGGTTCGATCCAACCCAGCCGATGCTATCCACATGCACACGTGGCTTGGCACCATCAGTTCGAATCTCAACGTTGAATCGACCGGTTGGAAGTGCCCCTTCCAACCCTGCCGAAACGTAACAGAGGAACATGTTGTTCACATACAACACACCCCTTGAAATTGACAGGTTCATTGATCTTCACCGTGAAGTGTAGGAAATGGAGTTCTCTCGTGATCTCGTTCGATCTCGAGCTTGCGCAACTCCATTTCCTTTCGCTTGAAGTGATAATTCACATAGAAGGTTGCCAGGGTTGATGCGATACCAACGTAAATGGCCACATCATTGGCAGTAATCGTCGAGAAGAAACCTGCGATGGCAGTCCAAACGGCTGTCATGTAGGCTGCGATAGAGGTTTTGTGTTCGATCATTTTGTATCTCGAGTGTTGGTTACTTGTTTCCGCCGCGGCCCTGTGCAGGCTGATCGGATTTGATTTTCTGATTCAAGGTGCTCCCGTCGTTCGATGGGTTGGCAGCAGGATCAGTCGCAGGGTCAGGTGCGGCAACGGCCTGAAGGAATCGTGTACCGGCAAGGTTCTTGTATCCAGCAGGTGGTAGCTTCCCAGTGATCATCAAGCTGCACTCCTCGTCCGTGATAAGGCCGTAAGATAGCTGCTCAAGCAGGCGTTGCTGGCGGGTCTGATAGAAAGCCTCAAGCTCGCTTTCTGGGCGGATGTTGAGGGGTTCATACATGAAAACAACATACCCGTCGACACCCATCAACCTGATAGCCACAGTCAGCAGGCGTGAGTACATCTCGTTCAGCTTCTGCCTTACCGAACTGTCGATCGATCGAATGTAAATTGCTACCTGGGTTGAGGCAATGTTCGAGCTCGACGATCCGGACTCAAGGCCTAGAACGGACGGCAGCGTTTTGCTCCCAGACGCCAGCTTTGCATTGGCGATGTTGTGCAGCGTCTGGTAGTCACCTGCAGCACCTGTTGGAACTTCTACCTCGAAACCGAGAGAGTCGAAATAGACAAGGGCGTCTTCAGGTTGAAGCGTGTTCAGCTTCGTTTCGATTTCAGAGATCAGCTCAGCCATTTCAGTCCTGGCCACCTTCTCGTCCATCTGAGCTTCAGGACTCAGATTCTTCCGGAACATCTCCTCGTCGATGGTTACCTTCATGCGAGGATGAATGGCCCTGCGCATCACGCGGGTCAAGTCAGCCATGAACGTTTCGCTGAAGATAACAGCCTTCAAGGCTGTCTCCATCGGCGATCGAGAGTATGGGCTCAGCAGGTCAGCATCGAGCTGTATGATGGCCACTGTCGGGACATCCAGGTCGAGCTCATCGCTGCCGACCTTCTGGATAGGCTTGACCCCGTTACCATCCGGACGGAACTGAATCACCGTGCTTGAGATAGGTTGAAGGCGATACGGCATGCGTGCCTTGTCGAGAACGAGCTCGCATGCCAACTGCCCATACATGGTACAGTCTCGAGCCAGGCTCTCGCTACAACTCTTGATGCTGCCGGAACCGGTGTAACCCTCAAGCGGATCACCGATGACATCAAATCTGGTCAGGAGGGTTTGAAGTAACCGCGTGGCGTCCGGGTTCAGGGTGCCATCCATGTCGCGAACAACGGCCACGAACTTTTCAGGGACACCAATACGAATTGACGTGTAGACCGCGTTGGACAACTCCGGTGAGCTGGCCACCAAGTCCTGCAGCACCTTGTGGGTACCCGTGCCAGAGCGATAGCTCGTGACATCAGCATTGATCAAGTTACGTTCCGGCCTGCTAATGACAGCGTCGGAAGGTTTCGTCGAAGAGAAGAACGCCGGCCAAGACCGCATCCCAGGCTTCCCCTTGATGGGGGCAATAGGTGCCAGCTGACTCGCTGCTTGCACCGTACTCGTCGTGCTGAAAATTGATTTGAGACGTTCAAGCATTGAGAGGAATCTCCATTGTTTATCGGAGATTACCAATCAAGGGTGTCCTATGAAAGTGGCCAGTTTTCACACTGGCCACTTGTTACATTTATGTCACACCCTGTGAAAAGTGACGTGTGAACTCACAGGGTCAACGTCTTCCACTCTCCACGAGTCAACCCGCGGTCGTCGTTGTAAACGTCAGTCATCGCTTGATGCTTATGCCCCAGCAGGGTCATCGTGTTAATCCCTTGTACCCTGTAAAGCCTTTCCGATAACGATCGGCACTCGTGTAGCGAAGGTGGATTTGGACCAAGGTCACCCAGGGCGCCTTCTCTGGCTTCCTCAAATCGCGCCGACAACGAAGCATCTCCAAGTTGCTCCCCGTTGTGTTTACGCAGAAGATAACCATCAGCACCGGCAGCGTAGTATGTTCTGCAGTCGTCAATAATTTGTTCGAGGGTAAGACCAACAACTCCAAGTGGAAGTGCAATTGGCAACGCCAACCTAGTTCCAGTCTTAGCTTGCTCGATATGTAGGTGCCCATCCCAAACATCATCAAACCTCATCTTCACAAGGTCGCTACGTCTCTGTCCGGTAATGATTGCCAACGCCAGCATCCTTGATACCCAGGGAGGCTGATGGTTTATCGAATAACAAAGGATCGCCCACCACTGGTCTAGTGCCAACCTCTTGCGCTGTACTCGTATCACCGGAGCCTTGACACTCAAGGCTGGATTGCGATCGACCCAGCCGTAATTCAAGGCTTCATTGAACGCATCCCTAGTCTCGATCAAAATGCGTTTTGCTTTCTGAGGGTGAACAGCATGCGTCTCCAGAACCATCTCAGCTACTTCGTGCGGCTTGATGCCTGAAATAACCCTATCACCCATGTAACTGACGATGTGGGAAAGACTGCTTGCTCGGTTAGCCTTTGTCTTATCAGTGATGGGCTTCGCGGCCACCACTTTACGGTAGGTTACAGCCCACTCACCAAACGTCCTGTATTTAGGCGAAACCCGACCGATGGTGTTGGCCAGCAGTCGGGTTGAAAAACTCATAGATGTGCAGAGATGCTTAGTTTATCGACGGGCGCTCAAGAATAAGGAGTCCGGACTTTGTTTTTCCGCAGCGTTTCCAGCCAGTTGCAAGAAAACAAAATCCAGGGTTTTTTGAGGCAACCGCTTCCGCTTTGACAAAGGTGTAATGCCTGCTACTAGGCCAGACGCAATCAGCAATTGCGTCCGCTTGTCGAATGAGGTCACTACT